CTTCCCCTCCCGGTCACGGGTACGGAGTCGGGTACTTGGGGCGATACAACTAATAATGGGCTGTCGCAATACATGGATATTGCGATTGCAGGGATGAACTCATTAACCAGCGCCAACTTTACGGCTGGGGCTTTAACGATTGCAAACACGCTAGGGGATTCCTCAGCGACTAATATTGCCGCAGGGTCTGCACAGTATGCAACGATCAAAGTATCTTCGTTAGCAGTCAACTCCACCATCACAGCCCCAAGCAGCAATCGCTCATACAGAATCATTAATGCAGACGCAACGTACAGCTTAACTATCAAAGCTTCTGGGCAGACGGGCGTGACATTTTTACCCGGACAAACGGGTGTCGTTGCCTTTAATGGTACGGATTATGTGATTGTTGGCGTGGTTGGTGCGGGTACTGCGACTGATAATGCTGTTGCTCGGTTTGATGGCACGACAGGTGAGATTTTACAAAGCAGTGGCGTCACGATTGATGACTCTAATAACGTGTCTGGGGTAGCCCAGTTAAACATCACGACACTTGACGCAACCAACATTGAAGTCACCAACATCAAAGCCAAGGACGGTACGGCTGCTGGTTCTATTGCAGACTCGACGGGGGTCGTTACCCTTGCGTCTTCTGTGCTGACCACGACGGACATTAACGGTGGCACGATTGATGGCACTACTATCGGTGGTTCTACAGCAGCGGCAGGCTCCTTCACGACACTTACAACATCGAGCACTGTCACACTAAACGGCGGCACTGCCAACGGTGTGTTGTATCTGGATGGCAGCAAGGTTGCGACGAGTGGGTCTGCGCTGACGTTTAATGGAACTGAACTTGGAACGACATCTACTGGCTTAAACATTAACAATGCCAACGCATTGGTTCGCTTTCAGAACGGGTCTGGGACACGAACTGGATATATTCAAGTAAGAGCCGATGCTTTTGAAGTATGGAGCGACCAAGCCGCAGTTCCGATGGTGTTTGGAGTTGCCAACTCCGAAGCCATGCGCCTCACCTCCACAGGGCTGGGGATTGGGACGAGTTCGCCTGGGGCAAAATTAGAGTTGTATACGGCAGGTACTGTAAACCTAAGACTCAATGGTTCTTTGGCTGGTGGCAATACGGTTGATTTTTACAACTATATTCCGGCAGTTTCCAATAATGGTTTTTCAATCGCTATTGGCGGGACAAACCGCCTGAGCATCGACTCCTCCGGCAACCTCGGCTTAGGGGTGACGCCGAGTGCTTGGAACGCCTCATTTAAGGCTTTGCAAGTTTCTAACACAGTCATATACAACAACGGGTCTGCTGATTCATTCTTTGGGTCAAATTACTACAACGATACGGGCGGAACAAACAAATACATCACTTCCGCTCATGCTGCTACTTATGGTCAAGTCAATGGCGCCCATCAATGGTTCACAGCAGCCTCCGGCACCGCAGGCAATGCGATCACCTTCACGCAGGCGATGACGCTGGATGCGAGTGGGAATTTGGGGGTTGGGACGAGTTCGCCGGGGGCGAAGCTAGACTTGGCGGCCGGGACTGGCGCAAGTGTTACCGCCGTGCTTGTTCGTTCTGCGGCGGCGAACGCCAATGGGTTTCAAATCGTTACAGATAGCACAACCGACAACGTATATCTTAACAACTACTACAACGCCGCATTGCGTTTTGGCACCAACAACACCGAACGCGCCCGCATCACGAGCGGGGGGAGTTTTTGCGTACACGACGGAACTGTTGTTGATCTTGCTTTAGTAACTTTTGCAAAAACTACGGAAACCAGTCCGGTTCTTGTAATTAAAAATCCGCAATATAGTTGTGATATGTGGTCCACCAACACAAGTGGCGACAATGTGTGGGCGCGGTTTTTCTCTGAAACCTCGGCAACGCAACGGGGGTCAATTTCATACAATCGCACTGGCGGTTTAGTCGCTTACAACACCACTTCCGACTACCGAGCAAAAGACATCCTTGGCTCTGTAACCGATTCGGGTGCAATCATTGATGCGCTAAAGGTCTACGAAGGCAAGATGAAGGGCGCAACACAAAGCCGTCCAATGTTGGTGGCACATGAGGCGCAAGCATTGGCTCCGTATGCAGTAACAGGTGAAAAAGACGCTGTAGACGATGACGGAAATCCTAAGTACCAACAGATGGACGTGTCCTCATTTGTACCGCTTCTCATTGCCGAAATCCAATCCCTGCGACAGCGTGTCGCTCAACTTGAAGGAACCCAACCATGACTACGTTTAACTGGGTTGTGACAGCCCTAAATTGTCTACCCAACGCCCCTGAAGGTCAGGACTACGTTATCAATGTGCACTACACGTGCAACGGCACTGATGGCACTTACAACGGCTCGGTCTACTCAACCTGCTCACTACCCGTGAGGCAGGGAACGACCTTCATCCCCTATCAAGACCTCACTTTAGACATCGTGCTTGGTTGGATTTGGGCCAATGGTGTCGATAAAGCTGCAACCGAGGCGGCAGTGCAGACACAGATAGACAATCTTATTAACCCGCCGGTGGTCACGCTCCCGATTCCTTGGAGCCAAGCATGAACCCTGTACAGATCAAATTAGAGCTTACGCTGGATGAAGTGAATGCAGTGATGGGCGCACTAGGAAACATGCCCTATGCTCAGATCGCACCATTGGTGGAGAAGATCAAAGAGCAAGCGGTTCCTCAACTGCCCGTGCCGAGTCCTAAAGAAGACGTTTCAGCATAATGTTTGACCTACTATCCGGTGGCTTGCTTGGTTCCATCTTTGGTGGTCTGTTCAGGCTTGCACCGGAAGTATTGAAGTTCTTAGATAAGAAGAACGAACGCCAACACGAGCTGTCCATGTTCCAACTCCAGACCGACCTTGAGAAGATGCGAGGCGAGTTTAAGATGGAGGAGAAGTATGTTGATTACTCCATTCAACAGATGGACACGATCAAAGCTGCGTTTCAAGAGCAAGCTGAAACGGCTAAGGCAGCGGGTTGGTTTGTGGCTGCTATCTCAGCCCTTGTTCGTCCGGGCATTACTTGGAGTCTCTTCTTTATGTATGCGGCAGTCAAAGCGGCTGCGCTTGTTATGGCGTTTGAGACGGGCGCGAACTGGATGGAAGTCGTAAGCAAGGTTTGGGATGAAGATGATTTTGGGTTGTTTTCAATGGTTATAAGTTTTTGGTTCGTCGGTAGAAGCATAGAGAAGTACAACAAATCGTGAATGAGGCCAAGAAGCTTTGCAAGGATGTACTGATTAAGCCTTTTGAGGGTTTGGCAAAGCGTTTGCCTGATGGTCGTGTGACGGCTTATCCCGATCCCGGTACTCGTGGGCATCCTTGGACAATCGGTTGGGGTGCTACAGGACCAGAGATTCAGCCGGGAACTATTTGGACAATTCAGCAATGTGAGGATGCGCTTGACCACCATGTTGAGTACTTCGTTCGCGGTCTATTAAAGCTTTCACCCAAGTTAGCAACCGCTCTGCCTCGACGCATTGCCGCAGTGACAAGCTGGGCATACAATTGTGGCTTAGGGAACTATCGGGTTTCCACGTTCAAGAAGCGTATTGATGCGGGGGATTGGGATGGTGCAGCCGATCAGTGTCTATTGTGGAATAAAGCAAACGGCAGAATCCTCCCCGGACTTACCCGCCGCCGTGCGGCAGAAGCTGCGTTGATGAGGTGAGCCGTGCCACTCAAAAAATTACTTTTAAAGCCAGGGGTCAACAAAGAAAATACTCGCTATACAAACGAGAACGGTTGGTATATCAGCGACAAAGTACGTTTCCGTCAAGGCACCCCTGAGAAAATCGGTGGGTGGCAGCGTATTTCTGTTAATACGTTTTTAGGCGTGTGCCGTTCTTTATGGAACTGGGTAACGCTTGGGTTTGAAAACTTAATGGCTTTAGGCACCAACCTAAAGTTTTATGTCGAACGTGGTGGGCAGTATGTTGATATTACTCCCATAAGGCAGCGGAACTACACCACAACCTTGTCTAATCCTTTTGACACGACCAATACTTCGACAGCAGTTACGGTTAACGACACCGCGCATGGCGCTCAGGCTGGAGATTTGGTTTATTTCTCGGGAGCGACAGCCGTTGGAGGTGTGCCTGCTGATGAATTAAATACTCGGCACGTCATCACATCTGTAACAAACGCAAACGCCTACGTCATTACAGTCACCACAGCAGCAACATCGACAGTCACGGGGGGTGGGGGTGCATCAGTTTCCGCTGAGTATTACATCAACACTTATGCGCTAGGTACAGATCCGTTTACAGCAAATGGCACTACAACCGTTACCGTGACAGCTACAACACATGGTGCGCTCAATGGGGATTTTGTAACTTTTAGCGGGGCTACAGGAACGTATGCCTCCATACTCAATGCTGAATTTCAAATCACCTATTTGACTTCTAATACCTTTTCTATCACAACGCCTTCTGTGCTTGCTGCCGGGACTTATGGCGGCTCGGCTGTCTTAGCGTCTTATCAAATTAATACTGGCCCTGCAATTGAAGTCCCACTTACAGGTTGGGGTTCAGGTACTTGGGGTTCAGGTACTTGGGGGTTAAGTGCTACAAGCGAAGATGCACTGCGTATTTGGTCTTCTCAAAACTTTGGTGAAGATCTTGTGTTTGGCCCTCGTGGAGGCGGGCTGTATTACTGGGATGTGACTTCGGGATTTTCAAATCGAGGAGTAAATGTCGTCACTATGGCAGGTGCATTAGGAGTGCCGACTAAGCAAAATTATATTGTGGTGTCTGACATCTATCGGTTTGTGTTGTGCTTTGGTACGAATGAATATTTATCGGGAACGCTTGATCCCATGCTTATTCGCTGGTCAGATCAGGAGTCTGTGGTTGATTGGGCACCTGCGGCTACAAATCAGGCAGGGTCTATACGTCTTTCAAACGGTTCTGAGATTGTCACTGCACTGCAAACACGTCAGGAAATTGTCGTTTGGACAGATTCTGCGCTTTATTCCTTGCAGTATGTTGGGCCACCTGATGTTTGGGCTGCACAAATCCTTGGGGATAATATTTCAATTGTTGGGCAAAACGCTAAGGCTGTTGCCTCTGGGCGGGTGTACTGGATGGGTGTAGATAAGTTTTACGTTTACGACGGTCGGGTGCAGACGTTGCGTTGTGATCTTCGCAGGCATGTCTTTAACGATATTAATCTTGCTCAAAACCAACAAGTTTTTGCAGGGACTAACGAAGGCTTTAATGAAATTTGGTGGTTTTACTGTTCCGCTGATTCAACAGTCGTTGACTCTTATGTGGTGTATAACTACTTAGAAGATGTTTGGTATTACGGCTCACTTGGGCGTACGGCTTGGATTGACTCAGGGTTGCGGGACTATCCACAAGCAGCGACTTACAGCTACAATCTAGTCAGTCACGAATTAGGGGTTGACGACGGTACGACAGGTACATTGGAGCCAATTATTGCTTATATTGAGTCTGCCGAATTTGATATTGAAGATGGGCAGAATTTTGGGTTTGTATGGCGCATGTTGCCCGATGTGACTTTTCAAGGTTCTAGTACGGCTTCTCCACAGCTTACGATGACGCTTTACGGTATGAATGGTTCGGGGTCTGGATTTAATCAGACCGCAAGTAAAGGTGTTACACGCACATCAACCGCAGTAATTGAACAGTTTACAAACATCATATACACCCGCATACGTGGTCGCCAAATGATTATGAAAGCTCAGTCTGATGGGTTGGGGGTAACGTGGCAGCTTGGTGCACCACGAATTGATGTCAATATTGATGGGCAGCGATGACATTCCTCAGACAACCTGCGGTTCCAAACTTACCCCTTGCACCGGGGCAGTATCAGTCTGGCTATCAGGAACAGTTTAATAATGTCTTGCGCTTATACTTTAACCAGCTTAATAAAAATTTACTTTCGCTTTTTGGGTCTGATGGTGGGCAATATCTTCAGTTGCCTTACGGTAATTTTTACGATACAACAGATCAGTCGGCAGCAAGCACAACTACTGCTTACGCCATCACATTAAATTCATCTTCGCTTAGCAACGGTGTATCGGTTCAAAATAGTAGCCAGATCACAGTAGCGCAAAGTGGTGTTTACAACGTGCAATTCAGTGTACAGTTATCTAATGATGACAACGCAGCGCAAGATATTGATATTTGGTTTCGTGTTAATGGTACTGATGTTGATCAGTCAAATACAAGGTTTGGTTTGTCACAGCGTAAAGGCGCAGGAGATCCGTATCACACGGTAGGGACAGTAAACTTACTTCTTGATCTTGCTACAAATGATTATGTCCAGCTTATGTGGCGGACATCAAATACCAGTGCACGGATTGAAGCTTATAGCGCAGGCACATCACCGACTAGACCAGCAATACCTTCGGTTATTGTCACCGTGACGTTTGTTTCAGGGGTCGAATAACTATGGCTCGTTCTGTTGAAGAACTTAACGCTATTCGTGACTACGTAATATCTAACATTGACAGCCCTGCATCAATCGCTGCGGCTGCGCAACAGTTTGGGGTTACGGATGACGAACTTGCGCAGGCTACGGGTTTTCCTGTTGAGAAAGTTCATCAATATTTCCGTGATGCCGGTATTCCACTGGGCACTATGCTTACAGGATATGTAGAACGCACCATAGGAACGGATCGAGGTATCCGGCAGCTTGATAAAGGCGAGGACGTTGTTACCGAACAAGTCGTTGGTGTGCAAGGTGACAAGTACGTTGTGCAGGCATATGACGCGTATGGTCAACCTATGGGAACGCGTTTAGCTTCGCCAAATCCTACAGAAGCACAAGGATGGTTACAAGCCGCAGGTATTGTTGGTGCTGCACTAGGCGCAGGTGATGTATTAAGTTCATTAGGATCTTCAGCAACAAGTAGTGGTGGACTTGCCGCGTTGGGTGAGGGTGCTGGAGCGGCGAGTGCAGTGCCAGGCGCAGAAGCAGGGCTTGGGTCACTTGCTTCAAATCTTACTGTTGGTGAAGCAGCTAATATCATCACAAATCCAACAAGTTTAATAACTAAGCCTGTAACAGAAGCCGTTACAAATCAGATTGTTTCTCAGTTAGGTTTAACGGGGGCTGAGGTAACTGTTGCTAAAACACTTGTAGCTTCTGCGGTTAATGCAGGCACCGCTGAACTTCTTGGAGGGGACGGCGCTAAAGCTGCGATAGCTACAATCGGTGGGACTGCGTTTAACGCAATAGCAGGACCAGTTATTCAAAATGTTGCCGGTTCAATTGTTGACAGCCTAGATGAAACGCTTGGATTAGATCTAAACCCCCAAACAGCAAACCGTGTGTTAAACGGAGTTCAAAGTAGTATTACTTCAGGGGTAACAACGGCACTTGCTGGGGGCGATGCTCAAGATGTTTTACGTAATTCCGCAGTTAGTTTTGTGGGCGGTGCGCTCAGTAATGTAAAAGTTCCTGGTACAAAACTTAGTGATACTGAGCTAGAAGACCTCATACCCGGATATTTTGATGATGATGGATTAATTCAGGACATCATTGCGGGGAATGACTCTTTACTCAGTAGTTTAGGAAACGACTCGGTAGTTGTAAAAGGGACGTCGTTAACCGGGGACACAGATATTGTTAATCCGCCTATTTTATCCACAACAACAACAACAACAAAAACTTGTCCAGAAGGACAGGTACGCAATGCCACAACGGGTTTATGTGAGACGCCTAAAGTAGAAGTTACAACTACAAAAACTTGCCCTGCTGGACAAGTACGCAATCCCACAACGGGTTTATGTGAAACGCCTGTTATTGATACGCCTGTTGTAACAGACGACACAACAAAAACTTGTCCAGAAGGACAGGTACGCAACGCCACAACGGGTTTATGCGAGACGCCTAAAGTAGAAGTTACAACAACAAAAACTTGTCCAGAAGGACAAGTACGCAATGCCACAACGGGTTTATGTGAAACGCCTGTTATTGATACGCCTGTTACTTGTCCTGCTGGACAAGTACGCAACCCCACAACTGGTTTATGTGAGACGCCTAAATCAACAGCATGTCCAGAAGGACAAACACGCGATCCTGATACAGGGCTTTGTAGGCCTAGTGTTACTGTAACGTCTACGTGTCCAGAAGGACAAGTACGCAATGCCACAACGGGTTTGTGCGAGACGCCTGTTATTGATACGCCTGTTACTTGTCCAGAAGGACAAGTACGCAATGCCACAACTGGTTTATGTGAGACGCCTAAATCAACATCATGTCCAGAAGGACAAGTACGCAACCCCACAACTGGTTTATGTGAGCCAAAACCAGAAACGTGTCCAACTGGATACTCACTTAACCCTAAAACGGGGAAGTGCGAAGTTAATGTTGGTTTACTTGCACTTCCTTCAATCTTTAAAAATATTGGTGGAGAAGGCAAAGGCGATGCGGGGTATAACCCTAACTTAAAGCAGCCGTGGACTGCATCACGTACATATACTGCCCCGCCAAAAGACTACGATTATTTTGAAGATCCGTACTTTCAGCGTTTTGGGCCAATCACGTATACACCTCCGGCAGGATATGAAGGAGCAGGGTTTGTTGCGGGGGCATCAACAGCCGTCCCAGGCGTCACTAATACCGTCAAGACGGCCCAACCCGCTATAGAGCCTAAGTCGATACCAAGCTCAGTGGCCGACATTGCCCAAAGCGTATCTGAGAATGTCGTCCCAATGACAGCCGAAGAATATGCACAGGCAGGGTTGCGGTCAGAGCAGCTTCGCAAGGATCGATTCCTCAACAACGTCGAAGCACTAAAGGTTGCCTTCCCCAACGATTGGTGGAACCGTGACATAGCAAACTATTACGGCGGCAAGGACACCAACTGGCTTAACGAGACCATGAAGGGCATTAACGCCGAAGCCGCTGCCGCCAAGTATGCTTACGAGAATCCGCCACCTCTGGCCGATGAGGATTGGTTTGCCAAGACAGGTAACCCTTATATTTACCGAGACCCCAAGAGCGGTTATGGCGTATCCATGGAAGATGGCGAGCTTGGGTACTACGACCCTCAGGGTAATCGGCTGAGAAGAAGTATTGTCAGTGCCGAGGACCTTTACAAAAATGCGAATGAGTTTGGCATCAACCTCGGCGGCATTGGTTCGTTAGGTCAAAAACTTGACGCTGCTGGCATTAACTATAAGCCTGGACAGCTTTACCCTGGCACCGGATCAGGCCACGGTGTTAACTTTGCTGACATTGCCGCAAATAAGCTTGGCGCCGCATACGACTGGACGCAAGATCCGTTTGCCGCGCAAAAAGGGCCAGGAGCCACGGATAGCCTTGCAGCATCTCAAGCACTTGCACAAAAGCTCGGACTTGATCTCGCAACATCGGAGAACTTGGCAACACTCTCCCCGCAAATGGCTGGAGACGTCACAAGACAATTTGTTGTCAGAACGCCAAGCATGTCTGGAACGCCAACTTATTCCTGGTACGACACGCAGCAGGAAGCCGACCAAGCCGCCCAGCAATATGGCGGTACTGTTTATAACTTGGGCGGTAAAACAATCAACGCTCCCGGCGGTGCTTCGGGTGGATTAATTGATGACATTGTGGCTGGGTATAACCAAGGTGGACTCGCTGGATTGGCAATGACGCGGGGTGGGCGTACGCTATCCCCAAGGTATTTAGGTGGACATTCAGATGGTATGGCTGATAAAGTTCCTGCCAGTATTGATGGACGACGCCCTGCTGCACTTAGTGATGGTGAGTTTGTGATTCCTGCCGATGTGGTAAGCCATTTAGGTAACGGTAATTCCAACGCTGGAGCTAAAGTGTTGTACCAGATGATGGATCGCATTCGCGTTGCAAGAACAGGCAATAAAAAACAGGGAAAACAAATAAATCCTGCTAAATTTATACCGAGGTAATTATGGCTGACTCAACTGTATCTTCAACGCTATCTTCATGGGCTGGGCCTTATGTTGAACGCTTGCTTCAACAAGGTGAGGCGTTTGCTAATTTGCCATACACTTCGTACGACAAACCGTTATCGGAAGGGTTTACCACCCCCCAAACTACAGCGCTTACGGGCATAGGATCGTTAACGGTTCCGACAGGTACACAAACGGCAATATCAAATTTACAGACTCCTGCTACTAGTGTTAGTTCAGGATATACAGCAGGCACCTTTGGCAATCAATTTAATGCCCCCGCTGCGTATACAGCAGGTACTTTTGGCAATCAGTTTAATGCCCCCACAGCTTTTACTCCTGGAAATTTTACGTCCGGCTTTACCTCGCCGACTGCGTATCAAGGCACAAACGTTCAAAGTGGCTATCAAGCTCCTAGCAATATTTATCAAGCTGGGGCTATAGGATCTACATACCAAGGAACTGCGCCTTATACGGGAACGAATATTCAAAACACTTATCAAGCGCCGGGGGATTTGTATAAAGCTGGGGCTATAGGATCTACATACCAAGGAACTGCGCCTTATACGGGAACAAATATTCAAAGCACTTATCAAGCTCCGGGGGATTTGTATAAAGCAAATGCGGTTACTTCAAATTATCAAGCTCCAGCGGCTTATCAAGCGGGTACGTTTACCCCAGAAAGAGCTACTGCTGAAAAATTCGGACAAGCGCAAGCTCAAGAATATATGTCTCCTTATACAGAAGGAGTTATTGATCCACAGTTGCGTGAAGCTCGTAGGCAGGCAGACATCACTCGGATGCAAAATGCCGCTCGTATGGCAAAAGCTGGATCGTTTGGAGGGTCACGTCAGGCTATTTCAGAAGCTGAACTTAATCGCAACCTTGCTACGCAATTGGGGGATATTTACGGCAAAGGGCAGCAAGAAGCTTTCTTAAATGCTCAACAACAATTTGAACGTGATCAAGCTCGCCGTACTACGGCGCAGCAATTAAATATACAAAAAGGACTTGAAGCACAGCAGCTTGGAGAACAATCTCGTCAGTTTGGTGCTGGGCTTGGTGCACGGTCGGCTGAATTAGCCGCTCAACTTGGGCTTCAAGCTCAAACAGCAACGGAATCAGCTAGACAAGCAGCAGGAGCGCAAGCATTAAGTTCTGCACAAACAGCGGGTCAGCTAGGGTTAGAGGCAGCAAGAGCTAGGGAACAGTCTGGGCAGTTTGGTGCGGGATTAACTTCTCAAGAAGCTCAAACAAGAGCGCAGTTAGGGTTACAAGCATTAACAGCCCAGGAAGCTGCACGTCAGGCAGCAGGTCAACAATCACTAGCATCTGCTCAAACAGCGGGCCAATTAGGATTAGAAGCAGCAAGAGCTAGAGAACAAGCACAACAATTTGGTGCGGGATTAACTTCTCAAGAAGCTCAAACAAGAGCGCAGTTAGGGTTACAAGCATTAACAGCCCAGGAAGCTGCACGTCAAGCAGCAGGAGCGCAAGCATTAAGTTCTGCACAAACAGCGGGTCAGCTAGGGTTAGAGGCAGCAAGAGCTAGAGAACAAGCACAACAATTTGGTGCGCAACAAGGCATGACGGCTGCACAATTGGCTGCGCAATTTGGACTCGACGCTCAACGTGCTGCGGAAGCATCGCGCCAGTTTGGTGCGCAACAAGGCATGACGGCTGCACAGCAGGCTGCGCAGTATGGTTTAGAAGGTTTGCGTTTAGGTGAACAATCTCGTCAGTTTGGAGCCCAACAAGGTATGACGTCTGCGCAGCAAACAGCACAGTATGGCTTGGAAGCACAACGCTTGGGAGAACAGGCAAAGCAGCAACAGGCACAGCTCGGGCTATCCGCGCTTGATCGACAGCTTGCTGCAAATCGTGCTTTGGCAGATATAGGGCTCCAAGGGCAGGCTGGAGATATTTCTCGTTTACAAGCCATGTACGGTATGGGGGCACAAGAACAAGCTATTCGCCAAGCTGCTATTGATAGAGACAGAGCAGAATTTCAACGTGAACAGTATCAGTATCCTATGGAAATGCTTAAGTTGCGCCAAAGTTTAATGCAGGGGCTCCCTATCGCTACGTCTCAGTATTATCAACAAGGCCCAAGCGCACTTCAGAATGCTGCGGGGCTAGCGTCGATTGCAGCAAACTTAAAGAATGCTGGTTTTGACATCAGCGATTTGTTTTCAGGCACTTCGCTTGAAAGCCTTGGGGGAACATCCGGTCCTGGCGGGTTTACGTACTATGGTGGCTAACTATGCTTAACCTTATTCAAATTTCTGAGCGTTTGAAGGGGATGCCCCTTCAAGCTGTTATGCAGTATGCCAACGGAACCAACCCCGAGGTGCCGCCCTACATTGCGCTGGGTGAATTGCAACGTCGAAAAAAGATGGAGCAAGATGCCAAACAATCTGCTGCTATGCAACAAAATCCGCAACAACAACCCACTGTTAAGCAAGGTATTGAACAAGCTTTTCGTCCTCCAGCCCCACCTCCGCAAATGCAAGGTGTAGCTTCACTACCCGCGCCCAACATGGAGCGAGGGTTTGCTAGTGGGGGGATTGTTGCTTTTGAAGATGGTGGGCGTGTTGAGCGTTATCAGGGGCTTACTGACGGCAGTTTGGTTGGGGGAGCACCGCGTATGAATATTTCAGGGCGTCCCCCTGAAGATCGCTCGTTGTTTGGCGAATCACTTATAAGCGCTAGCTCAAAAGATGAGCGCGATATTTTGCGAGAAATTGAACAGAAAATTGCAGAAGGTACCGCTACACCGTCTGAAATACGACGAGCAAACGGCATTCGTGCAAGGCTGTTAGGGAATGTTCCACCTCCTCCAAAAGCTCCCGCTGCAAGTATGCCCTCTTATACTCAAGATATATCTGGACCTGATTTTACTTTCCGTAATCGCCCAGCACCCCCCTCCGCCGCTACACCATCCCCCCAACGCGCTCTGGGTGGGCAAAGGGCACAACCCGCGTTACCGACAGGGCCAAATGTTCCTGCTATTTCACCAGAAGAGTTAATTCAAAATCAAATGATGGAGGCTAATGCAGCCCCCGGAACTGACCCATTGGCTCAATTTTTACCTGCGCAATATCAGCAACGTAGTTTAAAAGACATTATCCAAGGACGACGGGACGCGCTTAAAGAAATGGGTGTTGCAGGACTTGGTGGTGAAGCAGAAGAAGCGCGTCTTAAGGAAATGCAAGAGGAATACAAGAAACAGCGCGAGTCTGCTGGACTTGGTGCTTTAGCGAACGCATTGGGTGCGTATGCTGCTGCGCCACGTAAAGGAGCAATTGGTGCGGCTGCACAGGCGTTGGGCAAAGATGTGGCAGCGCAACGTGCAGAAGATCGCACCTATAAGATGGCGATGAACCAGATGCAGTCTGCCATTGAACGTGCGCGTCGTGCGGAAGCTATTGAGTTGGTTAAAGGTTCTTCTGCTGAGTTGGAGAAGGAAAAGGAGCTTGCGTCTATTGAACGTCGTGAAGCGGTGCGTCTTGCGATGCAGGATAAATGGCAGACGATGGACGATGAGACTAGAAAAGCTATTTCTAAGGCTTCACTTGATGTACAGGAACGTGTTGCCAAAATGCCGCCTCCGGAGTTCCGTACATTGCAGATGATTGCAAAAGAGACGGGCAAACCAATTACTGACATACTGCAAATGAGACGTGGCACTGGAGCTGCTGGTGGGCTAGACGAAGATACACTTGTACGTGAGTACAATAAAGCTAGACAAGCCCATATGGAAGATCGCAAAACACGCGACAAACCATTTCCTGATTATGCTGATTGGAAGAAGCAGTATGTTGGTGGGGCGACGGGCGCCTCTGGACAACGTGTCATTAATTTTGGCAATATCTAAACATGGCTTATTCCATACGCTTACCCGACGGAACGCTGGTTGAAAACATTCCGGATTCCGTAACGCCAGAAGAAGCTAAGCGCCGTATTATTGCCAAATACCCTGAGTTTGGACCTAAAGGCGAAAGCGGATTTTTACCTGCTTTTAAAGCAGGCGTTGAATCACTAAAAGGGCAGGCAGCACTTACAGCGGGTAAACTAGGTTTGATGGGTTTGCCTGAAGCAGAGAAGTATCAGGCAGAGCGTGAGGCTGAAGCACAACGCATATATAGGCCCACGGAAAAAAGTTGGACCGAAGCTCCTTTTGAAAAGTTTAAAGAAACGCTAGGTGGATCACTACCCTATATGGCGGCGCCGCTTGCCGCTGCCGGGGCTACGCTTGCTTTACCCGCCGCTGCCGCTGCCGCTCCTGTTGTTGGTGGATTAACGCTTGGTACGTTAGCTGCCGGTACAGCCGCAGGGCTTACCTCTGCCGCGCAATTCACAGGATCAAACCTTGCAAGGCAGCTTGAAGAAGTCAAACGTACTGATCCCAACGCGGGGCTAGAGCAGACCAGTGGGGCAACTGCTTTTATTGCGGCTGTGCCGCAAGCTGCGCTTGATGTGGTTAGTTTCCGTGCGCTGCCACTTGTCCGTAACTTATTTAAGTCCGTTGGTAAAGAACTTACAGAAGCCGAAGCTAAAGAAATAGCTAAGCAAGGATATAAGCGTGTCCTTGCAGACTACGCTGCGACAGGTGCGCGTACTGCCGGGATTGAAGGTGTTACAGAAACAGGCCAGCAGTTTATTGAGCGTTTACAAGCTGGCTTAAAGATTGCAGACGCTGACGCACGTCGTGAGTACGTGGACAGTTTTATTGGCGGTGCAGTGCTGGGCGGCGCTATATCTCCAGTAGGTCGATACTTTGAGCGTGGTAGTGAACAGGCACGGGCTGAAACAAAGATAAAGCAAGAAGTTGCACGTAGACGTGCTGAAGAAGAAAGGGGCAAAGTTGAAGCGGCAGAGCTTGCAGACCGCCAACGTCGTGCAGAAGAAGCAGGGGTGCCTCTGTTTGCTGCGGACCAACGAGCTTTAGATTTAGCTGAAGCTGCTGTGACAGGGCCGCAAATGCAGGCTCCTGCGCCTGTTGTAGATCGCACACAAGAAACCCAAGAGTTACAGCAAGACTATGCGCGTGTATCTCGCGCAATAGAGGATTACCAAAAACAAATTGCACAGGCTACGCAGACGGGTGACGTGGATGCTGTTGCGGCAATGAGCCAGCAACTATCGCCATTAATCCAAGGGCGTAAACAGATTGAAGAACAGCTAGCGTCTATTAACGCTGTGCCTGATCCGATGGAAGCGCTCAAGGCACTACAGGCTGAAGAAGCTAAGCTGCTCAAGAATATGCAAAAGCAAGCCGAGCTTGGCGAAAGTCAAAAGGCTGGAGAACTTGCGCAGAAAATTAAAACGCTACGCGCTGAACGTCAGCGGCTTGAAGCGCAAGCACCGCAGGTTGGTGGTGAACAACTGTTCATGGAAACGCCAGCAGGGTTTGCATACCCTGAAGCAACCAGACGTGCAGAACGTACAGCAGAAGAAGTTGACACTGGTTATCAAGCAGAGCTGCCCCCCGTTAAGACAGCAGAAACCTTGGAAGGGCGCATGGCTGAGCGCCAAGAAAAGATGCGTGGGGAAGAAGCACGTGCTGCGGAAGAACAAGCTCGCCGTGATGTAAAACAACTAGCCAAGCTCATGATGGGTTCGGCAGAAACTGAAGACATTGCCCTCCAGCGTGTGGAGCGTTCGCTTGATAGTCCTGTAAGTCTCCGTGCACTAGGGCTGACAAAACCCGAAGAACGTGCCCAGTATATGGACGCTGTTCGTACAGGTGAACTATCGCCGCTTGTAAAGAAGTCACTGGGGCTTCAGTCTATTGATCAGATTGAAGCGCGTATTGCACAAGAGCGTGAGAAATTACAGAGTTATCTTGCAGAAGATAAGCAACTTGTAACGCCTGACAATACGTTTACGCCTGATGGTTTGAAGGCGTTTGCTACACAGGTACGAATCAATGAGTTAGACACGCTCAAACGGAATCAACCTGAGAAGCGCGTTGAAGATCTCGGGGCACCTGCTGAGGAGTTGTTAGTTCGTGGCGATGACGCACTGCGTATAGCCAAGCTTCAGAAGGAACGTGATGCGGCAGTTAAGCAGTCACAAGAAGCCAAGACAGCACTTGACGCGCTCACTGCGCAGCCTGAAGCTAGCGAAGAACAACTTGCCGCAGCACAACAACGATATGACACTGCACTGCAAACAGTTACTCAGCGTGATACAGAAATTGAGCAGATTAAAGCCAAGGTCAAGGTTGGCGGGGCAAAAGCACGTGAGTCTATTAAAGATGCACAGAGTCGTCAGGATCAGGAGTTTAGTAATTTTGCTTCTGCCCTTGATGAGTTACGTCAGACAAAACTAGGGCAGACTGAGCGCGGGTATCGTTACTACGTATCGTCAATGGCTGAAGAAGCCGCAGCGCGTGGGCAGGAATACATGATGCCTACGTTTGAACAGTTTAAGAAAGATTCACTTGCAAAACGTAAAGATGCACTTCAGCAAGCTGTAACGTACCGTAACAACTACATTACTAATACTATCGATGAAATTGATGCTGCACGACGTGCAGAAGGGGTGCGTGGAGTTACCCCTGAAGAACGCAATGCGTTAACTAAACAGCTTGCCAAAAAGATGGACGAGCTGATGATCCGGGCGCAAGAGTACGACCCTGTGACCCGTAAAGTGTCTGAAATACTTGTCGAGCCTGCTGTGATGCGGCAGGGCAAAGTTATCCGTAGCGCACGTTACGAAAAAGTTGTAGAAGAAAGCCGTAGGCCACAAGAATTACCACGCTTTACACCCAGTAAGAACATCACCCGCGAGCAGCTTGCTTTTGATATGAAGGCTGGCACACAGGCAGCACGTCCATTTGCACGTGCGCTATTTGTGACGCAAGAAGAACTTGCAGAGATTCGTGATAAAGCGTTGGCACGTGAGGCACGTCCAGCTCGTTCGTTTATTCCCGGTGAGCAGTTTACGCTGCCGGGGATTGAGCCTGCACCACGTAAAGCAGCAGTTGCTGCTGAGGAAAAAGAAGAAGTACCTGCTGCGCCAGAAGTTGGCGGGGCACAAAGAGAATTGTTTCCTGAAAAACTACTTGAGCCTCGCGCAACTATACGTAAAACCCCAGAAGCGTTTATGCGTTTTCTTGGGTCGCTAAAAGTTTCTAATATGCGTAAGCAATTAGACGACGCTAAGAGAAAAATTGAAACTGTTGTTGAGGACAGAAAAGTTGCTGACGCAACTTCAGAAAAAAATCTTGATCGCTTAATTACCGAAATAGGTAAAGATGTTGCAAAGACTGCTGCACAGGTGCAACAAGATGCTATCAAGCGCATCAATGCAGAAGGGTTAAAGGATCTTCAAACAATTGCGCAAGCTGTGTCACAAGAACTTGCAGCTAAAACAAAACAATACAAGTCGATTGTTGAGAAAGCAAACCGCGCTGAATACTATATCCCTGATAAAGACCGTGCAGCAGCGGACGCGTATCTTGCAGACCTGCGTTCTGACTTAGAAGCTTTGAGAAATGAGATTAAAGAAGCGTCCCCGGCTACGGAGGATAAACTTTTAGCAAACGCTGAAGTTGCTGTAAACAAGCGTTTGCAAGCTGAAATAAAATTACTTAAATCGCTTCAAGCAGAAAAAGAAACACGTGTGGCCGAACGTAAAGCTGCACAACCTCAAGCCATTGCTCGACGCAATATCGCAATACTTGAAACTACGCAACGTAGGATAGCCGACCTCCGCGCTAAAACTAAAGAAGCTGAAGTTGGCGTCAAGGTTGGTCTTGGGTTACCGGGAACAAAAGTTGAACGTAAGGACGTTGTCGTTGAAACTGACGAAGATACGATTGAGCTTAAGAAGAAGTACGACCGCGAAGTTAAGAACATCCGTAGTCAGTTGTCCAAGCTTAAGAAACAAGTTGAGAAGGGAGAACAAGATAAGGTAGGTCCAGCTACAAGTAAGATGGCTGCGCTTTACGGCAAAATGGAAGCGCTTCGGCAAGACCTTGCCATACTGCAAGATCAACCTGTTCAACGTCTTGATGTGCAACCCATTACTGCTGCGCCGTTTAATTTAGAAGCGCTTGAGAAAGCACAGCTTGGCAGAGTTCAAGAAGCTACCGAAAAGGAAAAACAAAAATACGAGCAGCGTATTCAAGATATTGATAAACAAATTGCCGAGGCCAAAGGCGCACAACGCGCTCGGTTGGGTAAGACAAAGAAATTACTGCTTGAGCAAAAAGAAATATTTGAGGCCACAGGCGGCAATGTTGACCTTCAGGCGCTTGAACTTGCCCAAGCACTTGAAAACGCTAGGATGGGTACGGTACGTGCAGATAAATCCATCCCCCGCATTTCTGAAGAACAGCTTGCTGCACAAGTAGGCGTATACAAAAACGAGATCAAAGCCATCGATAAAGCGCTTGCTGCAAAAGGTAAGAAAACTAAAATTGAAGGACCACTACGCGACACGCTCATAACGGCTAAAGACAATCGTCTGGAAGCCATCAAGGAAATTCAAACCTTGATTAATGCTTCTAACGAGCGTATTGCTGCCATCATTGATGAAAACTTTAACAAGCCAAAAGGTACGCCAAAGACACGGGCCACAGAAGCAGCCAAGCTGCAATATGAAATTGATGCCATGTCTTACTCAGCGCCTGATGTTAAGAAGGCAGCTAAAGATTATGGGTTTAAGAGTGCGGAATACGCACGTGCTCTGCGCGATGCAAGACGTAATGCAATGGCGCATATGTCTGAGCTTGAAAATGTGCCGCAAGCGCAGAGCGTAAGGGCGTACTTTGAACGCAAGGGCATCCTGAAGTCACGTGGGCAGGTAGAAAACCCAACGACGGTTGCAGAGGTTCGTAAAGTTATTCAAGGGGCATTCCCCTTAGTAACCGATTGGGATAACAAAAACGTATACGTTTACCCTGACGTTAAATCTCTTGGGAAAAACATTGGCGAATACTACAACGTCCCAACTGACGCTCGTGGTTTCGTAACACCGTATGGCGAAGTGTATCTAATCGCCAGCAATATCCCAAAAGGACAAGAGCTTGCGGTATTCCTCCATGAGGTAGGTGCGCACGTTGGCTTCCGTAATATGTTGGGCGATGCGCAATACAAAGCGCTTGTTAATCAGGTTGAGACTTGGGCTAAGCGTGGCGACGGATCACAAGAATCCAAGATTGCTAAAGCAGCCATGCAGCGCGTTAATTATGCGTTTGCAGATGAAACACCTGATGTTGAAACACGTGATGACGAGATACTTGCTTATTTTGTAGAAGAAGCTGTTATAGCTGGCGTTAACCCCACAGAAAAAGGTAAAGGCCCAGTCGCAGGTTTCTTGTACCGCCTGTACGAGAACTTCAAGAAGATTATTGGCAAGTTGCTTGGGCCTGACTTTGCCAAACAAATTAAGAACATGACCGCGCAAGATTTTGTGGACTTTGCGTACGGTGCTGCTGATTTTGAACTGCGTGGTGAATGGCATGGCACGGGGGTTACGTTCCAAGAGTTCGACCATTCATACATGGGCACTGGCGAAGGTATGCAAGCGTATATGTGGGGCACGTACACGGCTACTAGACCGGGGACTGCGCTTAGTTATGCTAGACAAGAATTAGAGAAAAAAATAGCCCGTACGCCCGAAATAAAATTTGATAAAGAGACAGGCGTTAAATTTAATGGAAAAACGCGTGCAGAGCTGTCCGCCATAAGAGACAAGGCATTTGACAATTGGCTAAATACTCTTAGCGTTGAAAATCGTGAAAGACGCAATAAATCAAATGTTATTAGCGAAATAGCTGACGAGATTTCAGATTATATTGCTTTAGCTGTTAAGTTTGGGAAGGAATATAAAAGAAAAGATCTATACGATGCTTTAATTTCAAACGACAAAACTGAGCTTGTTAATGCTTTGTTCAGAGAACTAAAAGAGCGTTCAAGTATTACTACTTATAACAATATATCTTTTAAAGAGCTGTACAATATTTTAAAAGATTTTTCGTTTGAATACGAAGTGATTCAAAACAAACCTGTCACGTATCTAAAACGCGTTATTCGTGAGCGTAAAGAAGATGAATACTGGGAACTAGAAAAACCGCTAAGCGAACAATCCAAACACGTACAAAACTCTTTTGATGCGTTGTTAAATGATTTGGCGAATCCTGAAGATGCTGCCATGTTAAAAGAATTGCTTGACAAAGAAAACAACCGTTTATTTGCTGCAAATTTATTTCCTGCGTATTTATACGCGCAACAGCCTTTGTTTGGTAGTGCTTCCAAAAGCAGCACTAGTGATCGAAAAAAACTTATTATTGCTTCTGCAAAAGACCCGTATTTTCGAGAAGGGGCGGCACACACTCAATTACAAAAAGCAACGGCTGAATTACTCTGGTCTTACGGAATTGCAGGCAATAAACACCAAGGCGCAAAAGCTGCTAACTACGTTAACTTCTACGATAAAAACCAGCAAATCCTTACAGCCGCAGAAGTAAGTGACCTTAAAGAAGGTGTTAAAGACGTACTGGGCACAAAAGGCACAACGCCTAAAGTATTGTTCTCGGTCAACTACCCCGCTGATATGCCTGCCAATGTTGCGGACACTGTTCAGCGAATCACGGGCGCTGAGCAAGGTGTTGTTGAGCGGTTAAAAAATACCCTGCGTGGTGGAGAGTTTAGAGCGCGGTTTGTGGACAGGCTAGATCCGCTTGAGCAAGTGCTCAAGTACGCCAAGGACAACGAACTGGCACAAGCTCAGCAGATGTTTGAGGCTGTGTACTACTCACGGATGCACGACCAGCGCATGAACTTTACGTCTGCTGTGGTCAACCACGGCGGTATGAAGATGGTGCAGCGCCCCAAAGCTGACGGCAGTATGGAGTTCATCCCAGAGGCTGGGTTTGGCGTAAGTCTGCGCGAGATCTCTGAGTCTTTGCGCGAGTCAGGCATTGACGCTGACGCTGCCAACCGTTTGTTTACAACCTACATGGCCCACCAACGCGCTAAGAACAACCCAAGCGTGGGGCTGCGCAAGCTGAACTTTAATACGGATCCCGCCAAGGGGGGTATCTCGGTGGACATGCTGAAGGACGTTGACGCATACATCAACTCCAAGCCTGAGATCAAAGACGCCTTTGAAAAAGCACGTACTCAATACAACGAGTACAACAAGAACCTCATCAACTTCCTTGAGGCTACGGGCGCTATTTCCAAAGATCTTGCAAAAACACTCAACGCTACCAAAGACTACATCCCCTTCTACCGTGTTGATGAGAAGAAGGAACAGGTGTTCTTAAGCATTGGTACAGAAGATGTGCCCATCAATATTGGCAGCTTGAAAGAGCAGCCGTACCTACGTGAACTTGTTGGTGGGAACGAGCACATCGTTGACTTCTTTACCAGCTCGGTTCAGAACACCACCATCCTGACGGACATGGCCCTGCGCAACTTAGCGTCAAGCCGTGTGGCAACTTCGCTCAAAGCGCTGGGGTTTGCTGAGATTAAGCCTGACGCTAAGCCTGAAGGTCCGAACGTCGTGCGCTTTAAAGTTAACGGAGAAACGCAGTCAGCCGTGCTTAGCGAGGAGAAGCTTGACGAGCTTGGCATTGACGCAAGTATCTTGGTCAAAGGGCTTGAGGGCGTATCAATGACGCTGCCGTTTATGGCACGGATGTTTACAGGTCCAGCACAGGTACTACGTAAGTTTGTTACTCGTAACCCTGTGTATATGTTGCGTCAGATTGTGCGGGATACCAGTGCAGCGGCGTTGGTGACTGGCGCTGACATTACGCCTGTGTACTCGGCAATCAAACAGTTCCCCTCAATGGTTAAAGGCACAAGCAATGTTGAGGAGATACTGAAAAAACGTGGAGTGTTTGGTGGTCAGACTATTACAGGCTCGTCAGAAGATATGGCGAAGCTGCTGCGTGATCTGGCTAAAGGCGGCAAGACCCTGAACTTCCAGCTTGCACGTCTGGACGAGCTGTCGATGAAGGCAGATGCTGCCACACGTATGACACTGTACGAGGACTTCCGTGCCAAAGGTATGTCGGAGATGGAAGCCACCCTCGGTGCGCTGGAGTCAATGAACTTCGGACGGCGTGGGTACTCCCCAACAGCTTATATGCTGAGCATGTTAGTGCCGTTCATGAACGCACAGATACAAGGTCTGGACGTGGTGTACCGCGCTTTCACTGGCAAGATGTATGGGCAGGATCAACTCAATGTGCGTAAGAAGTTAATGACACGTGGCGCGATGCTTGCCGCTACTGCCATAGCTTATGCCATGTTGATGCAGGACGATGAGGCGTATCAGAACGCACCGGCTGATGAGAAGTACAACAACTTCTTTGTATATATCCCCGGTGTCAGTGAGCCTCTGCGCGTACCCATTCCGTTTGAACTTGGCTATATCTTTAAGTCGCTGCCAGAGATGGTGTACAACATGGCGACCACAGATGAAACGTTGCAGAAAAACATCCCTGCGCTCAAGTCAATGGTCGTTAACAGCATACCTATTGGACTGCCGCAGTTCATCAAGCCAGCACTTGAAGTTGCTGTGAATTACTCCTTCTTTGGTGGACGGGCGATTGAGAGTGAGCGTGAGCTTGATTTGACCAAAGCAGAACGTGTGCGCCAGAACACCACAGAAGTGTCCAAGCTGCTCAGCAAGATGACCACAGTCACTGTTGGTTCTAAAGAATACGGCCTGTCTCCCATCGAGATTGACCACCTGATGCGCGGATATTTCGGTGGGCTTGTGCCTGCGCTGATGAGTGTGGCTAACCCTGTGCTTGAGGAGCCGACCAAGGTTAAACCTGAGACACGCGCTAGCGGTACGATTCTGATTGGTGGGCTGTTCCAGCCTAAAGACGCAACGGGCCTTATCAACTTCGCCTATGAGCAGGTGTATGACATTCAGCAACGCCAGCGTACGCTCAAGGAACTTGAAGCCACAGGACGTGAAGCAGACGCAGACATCTTTTACAAAGAAAATGAGTACCTGCTTGACCTGACTAAAGACGCAGGGCGCTTCAAGAAAAAAATGGGTGATCTTGCCAAGGAAGAACGTATCGTGCGTGAAGATCCGGGCATGACCCCTGCGCAAAAGCGCAAAGAGCTTGATGAGATCAGGGCTGAGCGGATTGCTTTTGCCAAGGATATGATAGCTGCTGTCTCTGAAAATAAACGCCTAGCCGCCCGTTGACAATGCACGTGGTGTGCTTGACGTAAAAGATATGGTGCTCAGTTGCTGAGCGAAAGACTTGCTCAATCGTTTGTTGTGGGTTGAGCGTAGGGATGAAGAAGCCACCTCCCCGTGGGATATGCTCCCACGGGATGATTGGGTCAGTCTTCGATTTCTGGCATTGAGATTCGGATTGCATTGACGCGCATCTGTGGCCCACGGGTTTTCTTCATCAAGTCGGTCTTACCGTAACCCACACGGTATAGCCTCTCAATCTGTTTCCTAAAGTCGCTGTAGCCAAAACTCATGGACGCACAGTAAGACTTCAGTAAGTTTTCCTCAATCACGTAATCAATGTACCCCGGCGTCAGTCCGTGCTCCACACGCCCTGCTATCTCAGACCGAGATATGGTTTCATCAATCACACCACCATCACCGAGCGTTGCAGCGAGCGTACCGTCCACAGCCTTGATGACAACAAACTTACCGTAAAACTCTCGTGTGTAGCTGTTGAGTACATCCTCAACCGTGCGCTTGCTGCTCTGCACAGTCTCCCGACTCTTAAACACTAGGTTGCGGAACACACGCATGATGCGCTCTACAGGTAAGTCAACAATACCCATATGCTTACTGCCCATAACAACAGCCCCCGCAACACACGCCGTACATCCTGCTGTCCAGAAACGCTCATCATCTGGAGATCGAAAGTCCATGCGTATGTGCTTCTCAATCTTTTTGTATAGCTTCTGCGCCTCAAGCGCATGTTTTGATAGCCATTGCGCATAGTGCGGACCGACCACACCATAGTTTTGAGACAACGACACAATGGCTTCTCGTTCATGATCATCCCATGTCAACGTGTTTGTGAGTGTCAGCTCAAGTACACGGCGCAGCTCGCCCTCTGATGAATGCTTGCGATTACCCGTCATGTAGTCCACCACGTGAGTGTTCGATGCCATCAGTGCAAGCAGTGACCATGCCGTGGTGTTAATCCTCTCTTTGTTAGCGCCTGACTCCATACGCTCTTTGCCCTTACCCTCACTGAAGTCAAACAGCATGGCAGGGAACCATTCAAAGTCACGCCTGTTCTTAACGGTAATCTCATCAGAGATGAGTGGCACTGAACCAAGCATCCCTGCGTGGTGAATCATGGCTACGTCTGACGTAGAGCGGCTGACACGGAAGTGATCGGGATGCCCCCACACGCTTGCTGCTAAACGTAACGCCAACGACTTACCCGTACCAGACTCCGTAGACCCCAAGTGAAATGTCATACCCGCCAGTTTGCTAAACACCATGAACGGTGACCCGAGCCCCACGCACAACATAGCCAGAATCTCATCGAGCCCTTTATCAATCAGCACCTGAATGATGTTCTTCCACCCGTCCAGCGAGCCCATTGAGCGCATACTAGTCGTGATGTTCTGAAGATCAGGCATAGGCACTCGACGCGCTACACCGTTCTGGTACACCATGCCACCATGCACAAAGGGCGCGTTGTGTCCTGTTAATAGTCGGTCGTGTGACTGCCACCCATAATTCGACGGAATAATGAGCGGTTGCTGAGATACGCTAGCTTTCTCTACACACCCACGCACGTACTCAAACAAGTTTTTGTCATTGCCTGAACCTGTTGATGCAATGATGTTCTGGGCTGCAAGTGTCTTAACGGTTTCGTCTTTACTGACTACTGACTTTTGATTGATCAGTATGTCGTGGTATTCGTCGTCGCGTTCAGCGACCATGTGTACAACGTGCTCGCCTGTTGGCTGTTTGAGAATGTCCACCGCGAACAGCGTGTACGGAAGAATCATGACGGACTTCTTAGTTTTCTTCCCCTCGTCATCCTCAAGCGTCTTGTCTGCAAAGATGCCACCCTTTGCACCATAGCTGTATCCACGAGGAGGTGCAGGACGAGTAATCTGAAACGGTACTACTTCTTCCTCATCCTGTATCTCAATGTGTTTCTCAGTGTTATCTGTTGCCAAAGTACGGCATATAGCAAGCGGGTTGGTTATCTTTCCCCAGTGCGGGCACTTTGTACAAACGCCCGGATTCTCGCTATCCATCTTGACGCACGGATATGGGCCTTTAATCTCGCGCAGCTTCTGCCGCATACGATCTTCGTCATACGGGTGCATCTCCGAAAGGCGGCTCGCATAGTCACCTCCATCTGTACAACGCGTTGTCCAAGATAGTAAGCCTCGCCATATTGGTTCCATGCCGTCGTCGCTGGCGTGTTCTTTGTAGTACTCAAGCTGTTTACAACCCGTGCCTTCAATCGTCTTAATCCACAGAAGCTTAAATTCGCTTTGCAAATTGTCAAACAATTTAACGGATGTTTCTGATCGTGCGCCTTTAGGTCGTTCGCCTTCAATCTCAATCTTCTGCGCCAGTAAGGGACTATAGGCATGGCCGTTTAGTTTCTTAATAAGTTGTCCAGAAAACGTAGCAAAGTCAAACGCCTTGGGCTTTGCCTCCACCATGATGCGCACAGCACGGGGCTTAGGATACTTAGGCTTAAAATTGACCGTCCCCGGTATGCGCAGCACACGCGCTGCATCCGCAGTCACGGTGTTGTCGATACGCATGTTCTCTTGAGCGCACAGCCGTTTTAAGTTCTCTGCAACAGGTTTCCATACATCAATCGGAATGTCTTCAGTAAACGGCCAATACACATGAAGCCCACCCCCTGAGTCAACAACGAGTGGCTGGCCTAGCTGTGCAAGGTCTGTCTTCTCAAGGAACACGTCAAGCGCTTCCGCTGCATCGCGCTTGGTTTCGTAGCCGTCCATATCCAAAAATGCAGCGCGTATGTACTCTGCATTCTTCGCCGTGCGTTTTCCTTCCTCTTTAAACGTAGCGAGCGCGAAGTAAACGTCCCGTCTGTCCTTAACCCACTTATCTACGACATGCTCAAACTCTCCTAAGTTCGTTGCAAAAACATGCTCTTTCTTTTTACTTGTTAGCTCGGCAACACAGTACACACCCGTCGATGGGAGTACCGCCGCCAAAAACTCTTGCGGTTGCATGAAGACTCCACAGGTCAGAACAGGGGTAACTGGCGTCCGTCTTTTGGTTCAGCAATATCAGGCATGTGCGTTTCCATATATCGCGCCATACGTCGTATCAACTCTTTCAAATAGTCAGGTTCAAGTTCTTCCCAGTTTATTTCACAGTAGTTCAACAGCTCTGAGTCTGTCATGCTTGTAGGTTGTAGTCCTCGCATATCTGTCTCCATGCTTGGTCGGCTGTTGGTTGCCGTTCAAGAATATTAATAAGTTCCTGTACACGTGAGCGGTAGGCTGGGGTTACCTCCACGCCTGACATCCAGTTATAAACTGTCTGCCTTGTCGCACCCGTAAATTTTGAAATACGTAGTACAGAGAAGTCTCGGTGTATGGCCCATCGTCCGAGGCGCGAGCCGAGCGTACGTGGGGCGTGTTTAACTACGTTTTTGGTTTTTTCAGAGTAGGGCATAGTGTGTAAGGGGGCTTGCGCCCCCTGTTAATTAGTCGTCGGTATCCCAAGCATCTACAGTAGCAGCAATCCCAGACTTCTTGGGTACTGCGTTAGTAGGGGCTGACTCTTTGCGCACTTCAGGCTCGTCATCACCTGCATCCTCAACGACTTCAGCTTTCTTCTTAGCTGCGGCTTTAGGACGTGAGCCCTCGATCTGCGGTGCAGCAGGGGCAGCGACTTGTTGCTGCGCTGGGAAAGACATCACCACAAGCTTCTGCGTAGCAGGTGCTTCCATGTGGGTTGTCACTGACGCAAACTCCTCATCAGTCAGCCAACGCATGGTCTTGAAGTAAAGCTTGGGTACAGCAGCCTTGGTATCAAAACGCAGACGCGTGACAACTTCTTCAGGGTTGATGTTCTGTGCAGCCAGCCAACGTGCGTAAGCTTGGAGCGGCATGTCGCCATTCACTTCTTTACCAAAAATACTAGTGGCAGGAAGTGACAACGCCAAGGGATCACCCTCAACATCATTAGCAAGCACCACAGCAATACGCTGAGAGAAACGACAGGCACGGCTTGTACCTTCACCACTACCTTGAATATTCTGGGGGCAGTCCGCACAGTTAGCGTGTTGTGGTTCTTGTACCGATGCGTCAGGCTTATCACCGTCAGCAGACCAGCACGAGGGAGATGTGGTCTTACCTTCCTCATACTTGCCCATGTAAAACGTACGCCCAACCTTGGGGGCAGCAGCAACAACCACAACGTCAAGGTGACGATCATCAATCGCAGCGATCTCTTTACCGTCGCTAATCAAACGAAACACACCGCCTTTGATGGAGATGTTCTTACCACTCGCACCGCCACCACCAGTAAGTGATTTAGCTATGGTGGACAGCCCACGCGACTTAGCAAATGCAGGGGCTTTGTTTGCGTTAAAAACTGTTACGTTACTCATTTAGTAGGTTTCCTTACAGATACGTCATACTCTTTATCAGAGTTAAGACCGGGGGGTACAAGAGAAGGATTTTCTTCAAGAAACTTTGCCATGTTGCTTTGATGAATACGCCGCTCAAATAAATCGAGCGCATCATGCTCCGTAACAAACTGCTTGAATGAATCCCAGTCTTGTGTGAAATACCGTGTCTTGGTAGACAAGATCACAGTTCCTTGGTCGGTTCGCACCGACTTACTTCCAAGAGCCATCAATTGATCCTTGAGCGCAGTCTTGACTTCATCTTGCTGCGCCTTCAGTTCTTCAACCTCAGACTCGTACTGCTGTGTAAGTTGCTGAATACGCGAACGTATCTTGAGATACACACGCGCCAACTTGTCCATTGGAATTTGTTCCATATCATCTCTCCTTTTGTTATGTCAAAGATTATACATGCAATCTGTCATCGTGCAACCTCCGATTCATAAAGTTTTATCAACATGGAGTGGTCGTCCACACGCTCCTCCAACACCTTAAACATCTTGCGCTCAATGTCACTGCCTTGTAGGTGAATGACGGTCACCTTGGTTGAGTCCTGTCCGATACGATCTGAACGAGCGATACATTGTTTATAAGTCTCAACAGACATCACTGGACCCCAGAAGATGACAGTATCCGCAGCAGTCAGCGTTACCCCATGTGATGCAGCTTGTGGCTGAATCACCAGAACACGCGGAGCGTCTTCAGTCTGGAAACGCTTGAATATATCTGTTCTCTTTTTTACCGACACGTCACCATGTATCAACTCGTTAGCAACACCGTGCTTGTTGAGATAGTTATGGATTGTGTCAATACTGTGCCTGAAGGGGGCAAACACCAGCACCTTGCGTTTCGTTTCTTCTAGCACCTCCATGAGCACGGACAGACGTGGGCTGCAATCAAACTCCACAACTTCTCGACCGTCTGTGTACGCTGCACCAGCGCTGATCTGCAATAACTTACTGACCCCTGCCGCAGCATTAACGGCTGTGATTGTTTCCCCCGCAGCCTGCACTAGCATAAGTTCCTTAAGCAGCATGTAGTATTTTCTTTGTTGAGGCGTCAACGGTATGTCACGTGTCTCAACAAGCACAGGCGGCAAGTCAGTACATTCTTCTTTTGTATAACGTATTGCAGGATGCAGCGCATCAAACACAAGTTGAGCGGCTTGCTTTTTGGGAGCCCACTTAAACTGCGTGATCTTATTCATCGTCTTATCACGCCATGCCGTAAAGAAACTTGGCACACCCGTTGGGTTAACAAGCTTAGCTAAGCCATACGCATCAAGCGGAGACTGCGAAGCAGGAGTGCCAGTCATCATCCACAGATATGTTTGCGGTGTAAGTAACTTACTGAGCGTTTTCCACCGGCGAGTGCTCACATTTTTATAAGCATTCGCTTCATCTACAACAATAAGATCAAACCTTCCGTCTGCCTTAACTTCATCAGCAATCAGGTTCAGTCCGTCATAATTAATGATGACAAACTCGTAGTCCCCCTGCACCATCTCAATACGCCGCACTGCTTGCTGATGATGCGCCACGATAGCACTGCGATGAATAACACTCTTACTGATACCGTTCATCCACGCATCGTGCATGATGGACAGAGGGCACA